GAAACGTCCGACCAGTTGTAAAACCCTAACCACCTGGTCAAATCAGCAACAGAAAACCATAAAGTCTCAGAACACTTAATAGAATGAAAAATAGGATGCTTTTCTCGCCGCAACTGTATTGTTTGTTTTAATTTTTTGAGAAATGTGACAGCGCGCGGAAAAGATAACCTTGACATAAAAAGAGCGATGCGCTCCAAAACAACCACGTAGGCACGATCGTTGGACAAAAACTTGTTGACACTAAATAAGAAACTAAACAGAGACCCCAAACTAGGATAATCATTGAAACGTCGGCACAAATCAGACAGAACTCGATCGTCAAACACAGACACGTTTACGCCGCCAAACTGGGGCCAGTCCTTTCCTACCACATCTTCATCCTCCTCAAAAGACTGCCTACAGAAGGCGATCCACGCGTGGGCGTCGGACAGATCTCGATTGCTGATCGGCAAAGCGAAAAGCATGTCCACCTCCTCGGGGCGTGAGCCACCGAGCAAGAAAGCGTCTAAGGCAGATGTGGACGTACCCACCTCAGACGCCACGAGAGTCGCCTCTCTAAGCCTCCACTCCCGCAGCTGTCGAGCCGCGGGCGCGAAAAGCCTTGATTAAGCCGTCGAGCGCCGCTCCCACCGCTCCACCACGCACGTCTATGACGGCGCGTGCAACTGGGAGGCTGCTGACAACCGTGTGGTATGGGGCAACGACCGAAGATCCTTGTTGTAACGCAACTTCTCGTGTGTTCAGACCCAGATTCAGCAGCATGCTCATGCCAGTCAGTGAAATGCGATTCGAGCTGTGCATGGCGTAAGCAACATTAGCGGTAGTAGCTCCCAGCCCTGCTGCCACATAGTTGGGCCAATACCTGTTGCCAACTCCAATATTCTGCACTGAAACAAGTCCGAAATATGTGAAGTGCATACAATACTGTTGGATGTAGACACCGATCGCTCCGGTGAGCTTCTCCACCATGTTGGGAAGGGGAAGCGATGGCTGTAACACTCCAGCCGGAGTGTTCCATATGTAGTGGTGCAACATAGATGAGATGGTCTGGAAAGAGTCGGGAGTTTCATCGCCAACGGCGTCGAAGCCTCGTTTGGCGAGGTTCTCGAGAGCGATCGTCTGCCAGTTGTCAGGCACGGCAAAGTCTGGTCGCTTCTGGTCATGGATCTTCTGCCCAGTAGCCCAAGCATAGTACGTCGAGTACTTGTCGAAGAATGGCTCGAAAGTGGTACAATGCAGATTGCCGCCCGCGAGAGCGGCGCCTGGAAGGAGGGCCGCTCCGTTGAAGAAACCGTCCCAGTTTCCGGCCTGTTTGACAAGCAGACAGTTGACACCAAGCTGCGCCATGATGGCAGGACCGATCTCACACTGGTAGATCTGGTTGTAAGCGTTGACCGTGTATGGCCCGTTTGCCACTAGAGCACCCTGCGGCATGTTGAAGACTTTGAGCATCTGTGACACAGTGCACGCCAAGACTGGTCCGATCTCGATGAGGGTTTGGGGAAAGTTGGCATCCAGCGCAGAGATCACCTCACAGGTCTGCACGCAGGCTCCTGTCAATACGGCAATGAACCGGTCGGGTGAATGGCGGAGAGCTGGAATGATCAACCCACTCGTCCCAGTGTAGGGACGCTGACCCGCCCAGTTCTGGAAGGAGGTGGCAACGGCCGGCACCGTAACGCCCACCAAGTTGATGATGATTCCCAGAGTCATGTTCCCAGGTGTGATGTCCGGAACGAATCCCGCTCCCAAGTTGCGCCACCAGCCACCCTGAGGACAGTAGTAATCAGGAACCAGCTGAGTTGGAATACCCAAACAATGAATCGAATTCCACTTGTTGACGACTTGCCAGTTCTGTGCTGGTATAGGTGGATTTGGGAAGGCATTGTTTACCGAAGTATACCCGTCAGCTGAAACTTGCAACGGAAACGGCGAATTCTGGTAGTTGGCGCTTGCTGCTGCGTCTAGGTTGATGAACGCCGAGTATGTCTGAACGGAACAATCGGGTACACCGTCCGTGGTGGAGGTCTGGATCATAGCTTCAGGTCTTGCAATGTCTGCAGTGCGGGTCAGAGCAACGAGGCCAAGACACTTGCTAACGGTGGCTTTGGCGACTCCGTGCTTCTCGAGGAAAGGCAGCATACGTGTGGCGAGCATCGTAGCGTTCTCCGGCAAGGCTGCGCCGAAAGCCAGGAGCTGAGTGGTGATATCGTAGAAGTTGCCGAGCTGCACTGCCAGATCGAAAATGCCGCCTGCTCGAGCCATGTTGGCTCGAGGAATGGCTGCTCCGAAAAGCGTGAAATTGGAGAACGGGTTTGGCTCCGCGATGGATACGTTAAGATCATCGCACAACACGAAGATGTAGGGCACGACCAGTGTATTCTGACCGAATACGTTTAGATTGTTGACAGTGTTATCAGGGACGAGAACCATCTGATCAGTGAT